GTCTCTATTATTATACTATCGTTTCCTATAGCCGTTATTTCCCCTATTTTTTCAATTTCTTCAGTAGAATGAGTTATTGTAGTTGTAATATCATCATCACTCGTTGGGATACCGCTGTTACCGCCGTCCATGTCTACTGTTTGTTGCATCAGCTTAAGGAATCGTGGGTTCATCTGCTCGGTGATTGTCTGATCTGCTGTTACACCACCTCGCTGTCCCCCAGCGTCCTGCAGAGTGTACCCTAGAATACCATTAGCCTTGTCCACAAAATTACTTGCAGCATTTGTAGCTAGATCAACATTGCCCGATGTCGCACCACTAGCAACATAAGCTCTAATGATGTCAGATTTTGTTGAAAGATTGCCTCCTACTCCGTAAGTGTTAAGAATTCCTTCCCAAAAGTTTGCTCCAGATAGACATGTTTGCTTGTAGGATTCCGCAGCTACTCCTGCATCATTTACTTGCAATTGCGTGTTGGCTCCACCTAAAGCATTTACTTCAAGCTTAATACCAGAAGCAGCACCATCAGATTTTACCCCACCGTTGTAGCCAGCTCCAGGGTAGAGGCTCTTGACATGGTAAGCAGCAGTATTAACATCAATGTTGAATCCAGAAGCGATTACCTCACTAAAAGCATAAGGGTCTTGGCTGCCTCCGTCAGGAACTGTTCCACCACTAGCAGTTAATGGTACTAGACAATCCATTTTGGTAGTGTAAGCGGAATCTTCGAAAGCTTGAACATGTATAGTTGCACCAGTTCCCGCGTGAAGGCCAACAAGAAAACCGCTAGCCGCTGTAGTTGAATCGTAGAATGCTCCCACTTTATCACTGTCAAGGTTGCCCCCTAACACCTTTGCAAATGCTCCACCCTGTGTTGAAGAGGCGTTTGCTGAGTCCAAAGTTCCTGCTGGAACAGCGTAAGATTTTAATGCTGTAAACGAGGAAACGCCATTATTGTCAGTACCGTTTACTTTAAGATAAACAGCAGATGCCACCCCCAGCCCCTTGCCACTAACGGCTATCGCTGGACACCCACCAAATTGCAAGTTAGCACTAGCATCAGCGGCTGTCCCTGAGTCTATAGCCCTTACAAAGTATAGGGTCGTGGTGTCCTCTAGGATCTCCATAACGCCCTCCAAACCTTGACCAGTAATATGCTCAGCGGGTTGGCCGAACTCCTGTATAAGCCTTTCCTGGGAGGTTATAAGCTTAGCTGCGCCACTAGATCCGCGATCAGCGAAACCGACAACTCCTACTACTGAAGAGTTTACCGTTGGGGCGTATTCTGAGATATCTTTTTCTAAGATATAAACACCTGGACTTACAATATTTACCATTCTTTATCTCCTAAGCATCCTTCACGGATATAAGGCTCCTTACTTGTAGCGCTTCAGTGTGGCTTGAAAGAAAAGAGCTGGGAACAATCATATGTTCCTGGGGGCTAAGCCAAAAGCCTTTAGCCCCTTTTGGAGTTTGAAAGAACACCATCTGTCCTTGTAAACTTTGATTAATAATTTCTTTCATATAAAAACTCCTACATTATGTACACTACCTACCAACCATAAATGAAAAATTTATTCATCAAGTTCATATTCCAGATTGAATTCCTCAATCTTGCCTGTATTGGTGTATAGGAACCTAGTGGCTGGGAGATAAGTTTCTATGGAAACCACAAAAGCTTTCCTTAAAATCCTATCTTCTCTATCACCAGCAACCACCTCCCCGTCATCCCTCTCTTCCGTTATAAAAGCTTCCGTTATTTTATTATTTTTTGTGGGAACAATTAATCCAGGGTTAAATTTTGATCTAATTTGTTCAACAATTTGATCCATATCTTCTTTGTACTTCGCCCACACATTAACCTCATAACCAATATCCACAGCCCGTGGTGGTATACTAATAACTCTTTGCGCCCTTTGTTTAACATCATCCCAAACTACTTCATGCACCAAAGTTTCAGAATACCTCTGTCTTTTTTCAGCAGTGGTTGTCATGTTTTGATTTATTGAGATAATAGGGAGAATAATATTGTTATCTTGATTTAACTTGGCCACCGTTCGTTCTGGATTTGCGTGAACACATTTAATATCAATCAAAGCATTTTCAGAATTTAGATATTGTAAACTTCCAAATAAGAAAATCATCTCTCTTAGAGTTTGCTTGTATATTGTTGTCCCGACTTGCAACGCACTTTGTTTTTGAATTTTATTAATTTGTCTTAACAGTAGTCGAACATTTTGTGTTCTACTTGCTAAAGTATTTTGAGATTCAATGAATTGTAAATTTGCAACAGGAGTTTCATAAGATTTTACATTAGGCCTGCCCGTAATGAACGACACTTCTAAATATCTATTTCTAGTATTAGCCCCAACACAATCAGCAGGAGTAAAATTCTCAATAACAAATACTTGGTATCCAGGCACCTTAAAGTACAGATCGTGTGTCTCACATTTAAGGGCTGGTAGGAGGTAGTACCCGTTGTTGTCGGTATCTACCTGAGTAGTTCCCCACTTAACCTGTACACCCCCTATTGCAGCGCCAGCACTAGTCCTAGCGTAGCCGCTGACATCAGAACGATCAACAAGAACATCTATAAGAAAACTCATTATGTAGCACTCACTGTAAATACACTATCAGTAGGAAAGGTGTAAGTAAAGACAGACGAAGGATCAAAGGGAGAAGTAATATCTCCAGCTATAGGTAGTATATTTCTTCCGCTTGTATCATATGCCTCTGTGGTCGTATTCCATGCTTTAAATACATTATTACCACTTGTATCTAAAGCACTTACTGAGAAAACGGTATCCCCCTGATTGATAAACTTGACCGTCTGCCCAGCAGAAACATACAGTCTATCTCCAGCAACAAAATCTGTACCACCAGTGTTACTACTAGCCTCTACGAATCCTGAAGCATTAAAAATATTGTATTGATCTTTTGGATATTTTGTTCCTTTATATTTAAGACCAAAGTACTCATTATCTCGCGGTCCTGACTGAGAACTCCACATGCCATTACCATTATTTATATGTTGCCAATAATATAGCAGTTGTTTTGTTTTAGGATACCGTTCAATGGATTCCCATAAATTCATTCCTGCTACATCACTGGCATCACAAAAAGTACTCAGTTGCTCAAGCATCTCACGAGCAGTGTTATGAGAACCCGCTTGACCCCCACCTCCAAACTGGTTTTTTTCAGGAGCAAATGTTCCCGAACTTATCATACCACATTCCCAAATGGTCAGGGGTCTATTCCCATCGCTGTGTTGGTGCCATGTGGGTTCTCCAGATAAATTTAAAATATCTTGTAGATGTTCAGCAAAAGTTATATATGTGCCCCCGTCATCACAATAATAATTTCCATCAACCGATGAAGTGGGATACCATCCCAAACAGATAACATCCCCATAGGCTTTTGATAACCAGTCGGCTCGTTCGTATCTAGGGGTTTCCACGCTGACTCCAAGTACCTTGTCCTTCTCATCTAAACCCCAGTAATCTTGGTAAAATCTTGGTTTTAAATGCTTAACTGCTACTACTGCCCCAGGATCTCCCAATTTAATTGAACTAACCATAGATGACACAGAACATTGATAAACATCCCCATCTCCGTATCCCCCTAAAGTAGCTGTTATAAATCTATAGAAGTCTGCTCGTTGGTGGTATCTTGAAGTAAATCCTGGCCAATTTCCGTTCGCTGTATGGGGGATATTCCATACATCTAAATTCTCGTCACCCGCATTTGCATCGAAAAAAGTGGTATTATGTCCTGATGCCATTGACCACTCTAATTTATTCATAAGATCCCAAAAAGGTCTCCATGAAGCCTTCTGTATACCATCAAATTTTGGTACTCCTCTAAAACTATAAGCTTGTTCGTCTCCACTAGCATGAGCTTTAAAACTAACTGAAGAAAAATCTTCCCAAGAAGAAACATCTTTTAATCCTGAAGCTCCTAAAAGAGCACCTGTTGGGTCATCAGCCCAATCAATTACAGCACCCAAAGTGTTCGATTGCCATTCCCCAGATGTCCCATAAATAGCATCACCCCCTAGTACGCTTTCTGGATATTTATTATATAAACCCCCACCATTTCGAAGCCCAGCAGCCCCATCCTTCCCCAGTATTTGCCAACGATAATACCAGTTATCTATAACTTTAGGATCATTTTTTCCTGTAGGATTTATTGAAGATGAACCAAGATCTTCGTGAGTCTTCGCTCCCATTAAACCTTCTGGATCTTCCTGCAACCACTTAGTAAATTTATATGCTATTGAAGATCCATAGTAAGCCCACGGATTGTCTGGAATAAGAGTCTCTTGAGAAAGTTTATAATA